TTAAAGACCCCTCCCCTATAGGTTTTTTCACCTTATTCGTCCACTTAACTAATGTTTTTATGCATTTTTGTTAAATTCAGGATTCAAAACTTTCTTGTATCCTACGAATTTTCCTGTTTTACTAATCGCGCCGACTTCAATTAATTCGTCCATAGCTTCTTCAGCAAATTGATTATTAACTGAGTATGGTAATTGATCTGTTTGTACTGCTAATTTAGCCAATCTTTCACAAGTATTGTAACCTTCGCTTAAATCATAAAAGTACCATTCATCCCATTGTGTGAAAGGATTGTATGGATTATCAGTTGTTGTTAATCTGTATTTGTCCATAACTAATTCTCCTTTCCTGAAAGGTACTTGACTACAGTAGACACACTAATTCCTAAAGCTTTAGCGACTTCTTCATTAGTGTAACCTATGTTAGACATACGTTTTAGTCTTGCTACTTGTGATCTTGTCATCTTATCTTTATCATTTCTAGGAGTTGCTAATTGCTTTAATCTTTCACTATTAGCTACTTTTAGAATCTTAGATAGTTTGCTAGGTGATATTGCACCAGCTTGAATAGCTTTGTATTCATTATCTGTGATGTAAACCTCATGTCTTTTAGCTCCGACTGCTTCTCTTGCACTAGTAATTAATCTAGTTCTGATCTTCATTTGCTCTTCATCAGTCAATCTAGGATTGTCCTGTTTAATAGCTTTGAACTCAGAGTCTGCAATCATTTGAGCATGTCTTTCTCTAGGAGCATTGCGTTCAGCTTCATCTAATTTCTCATCAAGAGACTTGACTTCTTCTTTATAGATTATTCTAGCTGAAGGTGAATAAGGAATAGACTTAGTATTAAGAGCCTCTTTTCTAGCTTGATTAGCTAAAGCCTTCATCTTATTAGCATATTCTGCATATAAGATTTCTTGTGTATAACCAGCCGATAATTGATTAGCATCATCTACTAATTCCATATAAGGCTTAGATTCCATGGCTTGTTTTTGTTTAACCTTGTCATAAGTGACTTCTTCAAACTTGCCCGTAGACTTATTCTTATAAAGAAGTTTTCCATCTTTTTCATAAACTCTAGCTGTTTGAGTTTTACCATTAGCATCTTTGTATTTGGTTTCATAGTAAATAGCATTAGTATTTCTATATAACTTTTTACCAGTTTCTGGATCAATAGTTCTTGTCCTTTTTTGGTCTTTAGTATATATAATACCAGTCTTTTCGTCTAAATACAAATCTTTTTCATCACTAATTTTAGTTAATTCATTACCTGTATCTAATGCAATATATGCACCGAGTTTTCTTTCTGGTATACTTCTTGGTGACTTAGCTTTAGAAATCAAAGTAGAAGCACCTTGATGTGTCTTACCAGTTTCTGGGTCAACTTGAGTTTGATACTTTTTCTTTAATTCTGAAATACCATTATCAATCTCTGATTGACGCCAGTCTAATTTATGCTTTTCAGCATCAATAACAACCATTGAGTGTCTAACTGCACGAGCTTTCTCTTCATCAGTAGCACCTTTAATTGTCATATCTGTAATTAAATTAGAAACAATACCCATTTGCATTTGAGTATTAGTCATAATTGGATATTCAATGCCATTACGAACATAATGTTTGACACCATTATCATCTTCATATGATTGTTTTGGATCTGGGCCATATCTATCTGATGGATCAAAACCTTTTAAACCTGGTAGTGGATCAGTTGATTTAACTTTAACTTTTTCACTAATAGGAATAACCATTACAGTATCACCATCAAAGTCTGCACCAGATAATCTTTGTGCAACATTCATATTAATACCAATAGCATCTTTACCATTTGGTGTTATGACAGATTTACCTTCTTTATTTCTATTATTAACTTTAACAATAGGAATCTCAAATGTTCCACCGTGAGGATATCTAATCAATGCTAATTCAGCTCCATCTGGATAGTTAGGAGCATAACATTCATTATCCTTAAGTGATGGAATTGGTAAAATAACTTGGTATTTCTGTCCTGGTAATGGAGCACCTTTTAAATCGATAGCTGCTCTATCACTTTTATCTGCAAATTCTTCTAATAATTGTTTCTTTACAGTTGGATTGTTAACTTCTAAAATATCTTCAAACTCAGTTTCTTTATGTGCAACAGCTAAATTAAGTTGTCTTTTAATCATAGAAACTGGTTGTTTAGATAAAAATTGAGATGGAGTTTCTTTACTCCAATCACCCCAATCTGCTTCATCAGATCTTTTATTAATTAATGATAACTTTTGTTTTCCATCATCATCAATATAATATGATTGGCCACCGTGTGGACCAACGCCTTCTTTAATAGAAGATCCAAATGGATTGTTAGGATCCTTTGCTAAATTATCTTTAACGCTCTTTAAAGCACCTTCCATTCCTCTTTCTTTAGATTTATTGGAATTAAAGATAACATCAACTCCATCTGGGAAGTCTTTATCTTCACCATAAACAGCCATACCTTTTAAATAATATTTATCATCTACAAGGATACGGACTTGTGCATAGTTAGATTCACCTAAAGATAGATCTTTTACATTACGACGAATTTGAATAAGACCGTCTCTTTGAACACCTTCGTCTTCTGCATATTTAATCTTTAATCTTTTAGAATCCATCGATGCTGGATATTGAAATGATTTAACAAAAGTATCGCCACCATCATGACTTGTATAATCACTTAAATGGCCGATATCTTTGAAATTATGAATCTCTTTTTCTTCAACATCAGGTTTTGTTAAAACCCTAATTGTTGTGTATTGTCCTTTATTAGTTGCTTGAGGAACTCTTGCTGGATATACATGATAACCGTATTCATACTCTAATATCATTAGAGCATTATCTAACTTATCCTTAGAAATACCCAATTCTTTCTCAACGCCAATACCGACATCAAGCATTCTCTTATCGTCAACAATTTCTTTTAAACTTTTAGCAGCTAATGCTGTTCTATTCATTCTAGCTTCTCTATCAGAATCTAATAATGATCTAACTGTAGATTCTCCAATAGGAGAGTGATCTGGATTGTACTTTTCGCCTAATTCAATACCAATTTGAATATTTGACTTACCATCAGCTTTAGCCGATTTAATATAGGCAATTTTATCTCTTCTTAAATCATCTTTAGATTTCTCATATAAGAATCTTAACTCTTTGGTATTAGCTAACCCAAGAGCACTAACAATTTCTTTATCAGAAATGCCTTCATCTCTTAGTTTATTAATGTGAACATAGAAGTCTTCGCTTCTTTGATATGGATTTTCACCAGAACCCCAAGGATATCTCCCCGATCTTCTTTTGATACCATAATGCCACAATTCATCATCTTCCAGTTCTTCTGAAACAAAAGAATGTTTGATCTCTTCACCACCAATATATTTATTAAAAATATAACCTGGCATTCTAAGATCATCAACACTTGAATTTAGTGCATAATCATGGTATTCATTCCACGCATGCATAAACCATGTTTGTGGACCATACTTTTCAATTAAAGAATCTAATACTTCACCGACCACATTAGGAAGGTCGTTATAGAAATCTTTATTTAATTTCTCATTCAACATTTCTGAGTTCATATTGAACTACCTCCCTTGTAAATCTATAAGAAGTTGCGTTCTATCTTTAATTAGTTCCATGATTTCATGAATATAAGTTCCTGGCGGTTCATCTTCTATAATCTCACCTAATTGATAGATTGCTGTTGTGATCTTTTTAAGTTTTCTAGGATCCACATTGTATTCTAAACAAAACTCAGCACAGTAAATATATAACTGTTCCATCTTAACTGGATTCTTACCCATCTTTAAATCATGGACTCTAAGTGTTTGTTCAAAATCATCATACCTAATAGCATCTGTTGTTCCAAAGAAATATTTGTTATAACAGACAACTACTTCTGATGACATTCTGAATCCTATAGCATCATTAACAAACGGAATCAAATTATCTAAGATCTCATTTGCATCATAGCATTCTCTTGGAATAAAATTCTTAAACATAATGTAATCTACCAAATGAACATCATGTTTTGTTAGCTTAGTTCTATTCACAATACAATCATGTGCTAATTCATGAATAGCTGTACCTAACCCAGCTGAAAACGATGAAAGATACCTATTAATAAATGTTTGTTTGTCATAGTTTAACCAGTGGTATCCACTAGCACTAAACAACGCATGCTTTCCTTCTAGGTCTTTATGGTCGTTAAATCTAAAACCCATTCCTTTCTCCTTTCTAAATAATTATGCTGCTACACTATAATCATTTTGATTTATAAAGTCACCAATAAATAAATCTTTTTCATCTAACTTATCAAATGACTTATTAACTGCTCTGGAATATTTTAAATAGTTAATCATATTATTCAAAACTAATTGATTATTCTCTGGATAAATAAAAGAAGCAAAAGACATTTCATTCATCATCTCAACATAATAATCTTGGTTGGGTTGATGTGGCTCGTTTTCACTTTTTTTAACTTCTAAAGCAGCCCAAGAAGGTCCATATAAAATTATTAGATCAGGAATGCCTTGAATATAGTCGGAAGGACCTTTTAAAACAATACAACCTGGTAATAAATTTTTAATGGTTCTAATTAAACTTGCTTGATATTGGCTTTCTCTTCTCATAATATACCTCATTGCAGTTTTTAACCGAAAAAAGAAGAGAACTTGTCATAATTGACGATTGAGACCTTTAGAAATATTGAGAAAAATAAAAATCTCTAAAAATCGCCATTTATTTCTTCTTCTCCTCATAACAGTACATGTAATTTTTGCGAGACAAAAAATAAAGGGGTATGTATATATTATGCCCTTTATTTAATATTTCTTACTACGATGTCTGCCCAATACCAACTTGTGGTAAGTTGAGACTTCGATTCATACTTTATTGTGAGAGTAGAGAGATTACTCTCATTATATAATATGATTTTTCTGCGAGTCATTTCTTGAATTATAATTGATAAGAAATGCTACTTCAAATATTAGTAATGATGACGAACATATAAATCCACCAATCATAAACCAAAGAGGTAACGTATTTCTTAATATAATCAAAGATATGATTAAAAATATTGGTGTAACTATTAATGCTAGTATTCCAAGCACAAGAGCTAGTTGAACTATTAAGGATATAATTAATTTAATAGATTTCATACAAACCTTTCTAGAACCCTAAGAAGAAATATAGGATTCTTCTAAATATAGATTCGTTAACATTAAGATCAACATCTTTAGTATGTGATTTAAATAAGCCCAACTTGTACAAACGATTATGGGCTCTCCATTCTCTAACATAAGACTTTAAAGATCTAGCGTTAAACCATTCATAGGATGTTAAAAATATTTTAATTGTAGCTACTTGGGTTTCAAGATCTGCATATTTGTAACTATCTTTAATAGTAATGTTTTTATTATCTTTATCTATAATATATTCCATACTATCTTCCAACATCCCTAAGCTCTAAACTACTACCAACACAATATACATTTGTGTCTTTATCCCAAACTTTAGTTTCAACTCTATAATATGGTGACTCACCCGATGGAACTTCTCTGACGATACCTTCTTGACGATGGCCATCTGAGAAGTAAATCCATACCAAATCACCGACTTTAAAATTAGTCATAAATATCTCCTTAAAATTGCTAAAAAAGACAATTTACTGTCAAAAATATTGTAAGTCCTACTTTTTTTTACGAAAAATTTTTAAAAAAAAATCTAAAATAGAGAAAAAAGTGGCAAATTGACAGTAACTCATCAAATTTTACCAAAAAACACCCAAAAAAGCCCGTTTTTAGGCCTTTTTGACCCAAAAATAGGCGATTTTGAGCAATTTTTACTGTCATTTTACTGTCAAAAATTTGTCAAAAAATTGACATATGTCAAAAATTTTCGCACTTTGAAATTTTTTATTTTTCAAAAATGTCAAAAAATGCCGTTTTATGTCAAAAAAATTGACATTTTTTAGAAAATTGACATAAGCATTTTAGGAACGTTTTTTCGACACAATATACCATGAAATTTCATTCTTTTTATGGATGCTAGGTTTTATAAAAACATAGAACCCACACAGCCTTGAAAAGATATATTCTATCAAAGAAATATCGTCTCCAATAATACCTTTTTTCTTATCAATGTTATATCTATTTTTATAGAAAGTTATATCATTTCCCGGCGTTTGGCTTGCACACAACTTTTCAATTTTATCATAGGCTTCGGTACCAATAACTGTTCTAGGATCTGGGTCTGAACTAGTCATAACCATATCATAAATAAGTTCATTAATAAGACCGGTTTTGTAAAAGACGTGTTCTACATAGGTTTGCGGTAGAAATTTTAATTTAATATAATGTGTATAAACTCGTTGAACTAATCCTTCACTAAGACTATTCTTCGCACTTGTTTTAATAACACTATTAGTGCCAACATATTTAGTTGTATGACTAATTACTGGTAACTCTAAATAATAATCTTTAACACTAATCTTATGCTTGTTTTCTGCTAAGAAATTTCTCCAACTAATTTGTTCTTTTACAACCTTATCATTCTTAGCGTCATAAACTTCAAAGATAATATGATCTAAAATATTACGGTCAATAATCTTTTTAGTTCCGTTAACAATAGTTGTATTTTCTTTTAAAATTTTCTTTAATAGATGATTAAATCTACAATGTCTGTGTATTTTTTCAATAGGTTTTTTAACTAATGTATCATCATCAGAAATATAATGTGTAGGTTCCATAAAATGTCCTCCTAAAAATATCAAATATATTCGGAATATACCGGCTATATTTAAGCTATATTTGTAATATCATATGATATTAATAGATAGTGTACTTTTATCGTCTGCCGGCTTTTAGCAAAATGGTTTCGACAAACCCGCTACACTAGACGTCTCTCAACGTTTGTTGCTCATAAAGTCCTATAAGCTATTAAAGGAGTATTATACATATAGAAAACTATCTATACAGGAATTATCATATGCCAACTGGAGGTATTGCGTCTATTATGGCTTAACTAAACGCGTACGTGATTACGTTGAGATAGACTTTATGAGGCTGTTATTAATAAAACCTTATTTAGGCTTTATTACCTTTAGAAGCATCCTTTTTAGCAGCTTTCTTTGCTGCTTTAAGAACTTTAGAATCACTAGTATCTTTATTAAATAAGACAACTAATGAAGCTTTCATGAGTGCTGCTGCAAATAATGTAATAGCGCCAGCAACGGCTAAATTTGTAATGACGTTAGCTGTTTTAACAGCACCATTTGTAATTTTTTCAATATTAACTTTTAACATGTTATTTGTCTCCTTATTTTAAAATCTCTAATTCTAATGGTAAGTCACTTGGAATGTTATTCTTAAAAACATAAGAGTTTTTAGTGAAATACTCATTATAAGTAGTTGCGGTTTGATTTGCTCTCATCTTATATGATTGAGCAAGATTACTGTAATATTCATCAGTACTATCTTTATATTGTTCGTAACCAAGTTTATCGGCTTTATAAGAAGCATAATATGATCTTAAAGTTTCTTCAACTTGTTTTCTATTAGTGTAATTATTTTCACCGGCTTTTTCCATTTCATAGTTATAGCCAGTAATAATTTTACGACCAGCTGGTGTGAATCCAAAGAATATACCAGCTCCTAATGCGGCTGTTACAGCTAAAGAGGCTATTATGGTTAATCCTTTTTTCATATTAATAATCCTCTAATACTGTATCGCTAACTTTAAATGGAGTATCAGAATATAAATATTCACCATTCCATTCAATGTATTGCCATTGTGGAGTAAAGAAAAAGATACCAGTGTCATTTTCGCCATAGCTTCCATCAACATCTGGTAATTCTTTACTATCACTACCATAAGTAGTACTTGGCGTTAAAAAACTATTTAAAGATGTAACTTTACCATCAACATTGAATTGTCCTAATACTTTTCCATAGCTAAATAATACACAATACCCCATTGGAACTTCGGCTGGTCTTTTTACAGCTCTGGCTTTTTCTTTTTCACCATTAACCCAATATGCTCTTCTGATAAGATTATATCTTTCTAAAGAATAACCAATATCAGTTGGTGTTGGTTGATTTTTAGCTAAAGTATCACCAATATTTTTTGTTCTATAAATATCTTTCTCTGAGTCTCGAACGCACCCAGTTAAACTAATTAATAAGAAAGGCAATACTATAAAATATTTTGAAAATTTCATAAATTATCTCCTTTATATAACGGATTATCAGGATCTTCAGTTAATCGTTTACCATACAACGGATTACTGGGGTCTTCCCAGTTATTATATTCTTCACAATAATCAGATATATGCATACCTGTCATTTGTTCAAATTTAGAAGGTCCTGATTTTGATTCATAATGAACTACCACTTTAGAATCGTCTCTCGGCGTTTTGTCTTTATCATTACTAAACATAGGCGCAAATCCTTTCTCAGAAAATGTCTTCTTCCTAGCTAATGCTTTATACATAGCACCGTCAATCTTACTTGTCGATTTAAAATGGAAGTAATATAAGTTTTTATAAGGCGTGTTCATTCTATCTATACGACCAGCTGCCTGAGTCATCTTTTTATAAGAATAGTTTTCACTATAGAATATGATTGTGTCCGTCGTTATACAGTTCCAGGCTTCACAGCCTGCGGTGTATTGTAATAAATAACACCACTTGTCCCCGGTGAGAATGGGTTCATGCTTATGACCATTCCACTCGGTGTAAGGATACCAGCCATCTAAAGCTCTCTTTAGAATGTCTAGTTCATAATCATAATTGTAGAAAATAATAGCCTTCGGATGATCGGTAAGAATCTGGATGAGTTTCTTAACACGATCCTCAGAGCTATTAACTATTCTGTGTAGAACGAAACAATATTCTCCTGCATTATCGATAGGCTTATTCTCATAAATATTCCAACGTTTACTAACAACTTCCTTATAAGCATCAACGTCATATGAAGTTATGATTGTCTCATGATGCGGTAAGGTTTGTCGTTCGAAATCCATGTTTACTAATATCGAGTTGCGATAGCGAATGAGTCTTCCCTCATTCATATAACCTTTTACACTGGGATAACTAACGAAAGGATTATAAATAATATGCTGACGAGCAAAGTCAGTTTTATTTTTATAAAACCCATTAGCAATAAATACTGGAACATAATCTAGCCAAGTATCACCTGGAGTAGCAGAGAGTAATATCCACTTATTTTTTGATGTAATTTTTAAGAAACTTCTCGTCCATACACCATAACCAACAACCCTTTGTTCGTCAAAGATAAAGAATGCATCTTTAACATCAATATATTTTTTTATGTTGTTCCAAGAATCAATAACTATTTTATTTTTATATCGATTAAGTTCTGGATTACGGGACATAAGAAAAGTACATAATTCTAAATCCCATTCATCTTCATCTCTTTTACGAGCTGTGGTTATGATATATAAATCACGAGGATGTTTCATTTCAACATAGTGATCAGTGTTTACTTGACCACCATGCATAGTATAGTAATAGGCAAGGCCAGTCCTAGATTTACCAGAACCGACCCCACCATTTAATATACATCCATTACGCATTCGTTTGAGTGCGTCTTCTTGATAGTCACGTAAACTAACTAAGGACATATGTTAATTATTTATCTTCATCAACAACTTGATCTGGGTCTTGACCCTCGCTGAGCCAGTCATCATATTTGCCATCAAAGTCGACACGCTTTTCTTGAATAGCATATAATCTCTTTAAATAGCAAACATAGCGACCAGGATTTCTTGAAGATTCGCTAATTCTGATATTACAGTCAGCTGTAATAATCTTAGCATGGTCGAGACAGGCAACCGTATCAGCATCTAAGTCTTTTACTGTACGTTCACCTTTATAATCTGTATGAAGTTTGATGATTGGTGGGAATGCACCTTCCATCTTAACTTTAACATTAATGTAATAAATAATTGGATCAACTTCACCAGTTTCTTCATTCTTTTTGCCACCTAATTCATTGATTCTGATTTTTTTATCAGTTTTTTCAATGGCTTCTTTTAACTCTTCAGAAATAGCTAAATTGAAGTTTCTAGCACTATTACCGAAGTTATCTGCCTCGCCAGCAAAGTTCGTCCAGAACATTAACATGTTACCAACTTCTAAGTTGGCATGTTTTGAATAATCATCAAACTTAAATTTACAGTTTGGAAGATTTTCAATTAAAAATCTCATTAAATTTGTCATTGTAATACCTTTCCTTAAGCAACATTATCGTCGCTTACAAACCATTCATAATCACCAAATTTAGATATAGTTTCAATAGCTGCTAAGACTAAATTATTATAATAGTCATAGTCAATAGAATCTTCTAAATGTTTTTCTTTAACAGTCTCAGATTCAAGCCATCTATATCCTTTGGTACCTACGACAGAGTCAAATCCTGTAACACCATCTTTTTTAAGAGATTCGCGTAACAATAAACCCCCACCGCATCCTTGTTTAATAGGTGTAAATAATCCTACTTTGCCAATAAATACATATTCATGATAATGTGCTAGTTTATCTTCAAGCTCTTCGTCTGTCAGCGTTTGGTACTCTTCAAGTAATTTTTCTTTAGGTTTAGATAAACTCAACTTACCATCAATACCTTTCTTTTCTTCTCTAGCAGCTTTTAACTTTTGATATACTTCTAGTTTGTCATCGATCACACCTTCATTCATATCGAGATATAAACAGGTATCAACCTTTTTAGTCTCACATAGATCATCGAATATTATTGGTTCATGACTAAAGCACTTCTTAAACACATATGGAACCGCAAATTGAGCACCAGTAGCTGTCCATCTAGTTGGCGTTTCTCGGCCTTCTTTTTTAGCCTTTTCACATTCATCCAACCATTCTGGGTCATCGGTTGCTCTCTTAGCAATGTAAACAGAATCATTAACTAAACATACACGTTCGAAATGATTCTCTAATTCAAAGTTGTAACCGTACTCTTTTCCTTTATTAATAATATATTCTTCAATTTCTTTTGAAGGATCTACTACTTTAATAGAGTCGGTCTTAATGTGTATGACTTTAGCACCCATGTCTAATAGGTCACGTTTAAGTCTACACATAAATAAAGCTCCACGTTTAGCAACAATATTATCAATGTTACGAGGATCTTTACAAATATTATCGAATTTAGCAGATGTTAAACCATATACAGAGTTAATTGCAGTCTTTAATGATTTCGCTAAACCTTTTGTAGCACCTTCTGCTATGATTTCATCTATAAAGTCTGACAATAATCCATCAAATAATAATTTTGCACTTTCCCAGTCTGAGTGTTTAACACAAACTCTAAGAGCTTTTAATTCTGAGAAATTCTTTGTATAAATATCCCCAAATAATTTGAGAGCCTCAATACTACTTGGATGCATAGATGCAACGTCAAGTGTCTTAGCATTAGATTCCATACTTGGATCTGCCCAAACATAACCACCTTCACCTACTAATTCACCAACGAAAAGCCAGTCAGTTTCATTAAATGGACCAGATGTAAAATCAAACCCTTTAAAGTTTGCATAATATACCTTGTCATCTTTAAGAACAAAGCTTCCTTTAGAGTGGATAGCATCTTTAGAATATTCTTTTAAAGTTTCATTATAAGATAATAATAATTTCTTATACTTTAATTTATCAGGTAAGAATGAAATACTCTTTCCATAATAATACAAATATTCTTCAAAGTGGCATGGATCTACATAGCCATCGGATCTAACACCAGTTGATAAATCCGTATATAGGAATTGACTTTGTGGTTTTTTGTTTCCTCTAAATATGATACGACCAGTTAATTGATTTGTAGTATCATTTGGGCAAGAATGAGTTGTTGGACAAAAAATATTAGCCAATCTGACTAATGTTAATCTTGTCATAAAGTCTTCTTGTGTTGCATTGAAAACAGCCTCTTCAGCGTCAACATCATTATCACAATATTCAGCAACAATATTCCATTGCTTTTCCGGTACTGGTTGATCCCAAGGTAATGGGCATTCTTGGTGTTTAATACCCAATTTGATTTCCCATTTTTTCAGAGACATTTTATTTTCCGCTTCACAATAATCATAAATATCCGTATAACTAATGTTATACGCTTCTTGGAAGAAGCAACTATTATTTTTAGACTTGCTAACAATAATCTTTTGAGACAATTCAAAAAGATCCTTGTTACTGTAGCCCAGATAACGGGCATATAGAATATGATTATCATATCTGCGACAGTTAAATCCTATTAATCTATATTTAAATAGAGCCTCAATTTCTCTAGGGCTAGGATTGAACATGTGATTGTGTTTTTTAGAACCTTCTTTTTTCCAACTTATAAAGAATAAATTAGGGAATACCTCAACGTCATAAAAGACGATCGGCTTATCATCATTGTCAACTCCGTCAGAAGGTTCATCAGATCTGAGTTTCATTTTTTCAACAAGTTTCATACAATAATCAGAGTTATGTGATGAATGAATAGCAAATGCTAAAATATCATCATACATATCACTGACATCGTATTTGATACCTGAGTTATATGCATCCTCGAGTCCTTTGTATATAAAGTCAACAGAAGGTTTTGTAGCTGGATGGTACTCTTTATTTAAGTTTTTAACAATAAAGGTCCTTAAAGCTCTTTCATTCTGTAAACTATCAAAGTTGACCATTGCTTTCTCCTTTCTCTTTGGTAAGATATCGGATAGGTGATTTATCGTATCAGAATTACACATTGTAAGTTTTCTTCTTAATGAACTATCACCATTAAATACTTTAATCTCAATATCTTGTGCGTAAAGTCTATCTAACATAGTAACATCGCCATCATAAATATAATGAAGATGTATACCTTTACCAGATTTACTTAATTCAGCATAAGTTTTTGGCCATTTGCTAGCTTCTTCAAGATTTCGTTCAAAACTTTTATTACCATTTTCATCTTTCAAATCAAAATCAATAACGATATGATTTATATTGTCTAGTTTAACATAATGGAGTTTTGATGTATCTAATTGAGACAATTTAGTCTTAACATCTGCCCACTTTTTTCGTGGTGTCTCATTCGAAGTAGCATACTGTGCATAACAATTTTTGCAATAACTATCCAAATATGAAGGTTGCTCTAAAAACTCAATGTATTTAGATTTTTCCTTTTTAGATAGTTTAACTATAGGATTAGTATCCTCTAAGTTTTCTTTTGTAAATATCTTAGTTTTAAATCCCGAATAATAAGACCTGACCCAGTCTTCCCCAACAAAAACTCTTTCTTTGAAATCCTTAAAATAACTCATTAACTCTGATTTAAATACTCGCATTGATAATGGATATGGTACTTTTGCATCTTCACAATATACCTTATACATTTCCCAAGCTTGTTTGAGAGTTGTACCATCTTCTTTTTTAAAGACTGCATAACTATCAACTACAAAATTATAGAAATCATTAGATTCACCCATCATTAATGTTGGAACATATTCATCATAATATGCTGGATCTTCTTCAAATACACTTTTACAATGCATTGCAATGGCCCCTAATTCATTTTTGATCTCGGAAACTAATTGGTTATATCTTTCTCTGGGGATTTTATCTCCAGTTGGTCGTACATCAATTAATCTTCTAATAATACCAGATTTACTATCTGTAATTTTAACTGGTTTATTAGTGCCCAAGAATAAGAAAGTTCTAAACTTCATTTTATATAAAGATTTGTGTTTCTCATTCACTTGCATTGTTTCGTGAGATACTAAGGAATTAAGTCTAGTGTTATCTTCGATATGTGATAAATCACCATCATGTTGAATTGCTACTAAAGGATTGGATTTGAATGCTTCCAGTGCAAATTCTGCACTAGCAGAACCTAATTGCTTTGCTTCAAATACTGTATAATATCCTTTAAATAACTTTTCAATAACTTTTAAGATGGTTGATTTACCTGTACCAGGAGCGCCATAGAATACTAAGAATTTTTCTAGTGTTTTAGACGCCCCATTTACAACAGCACCTATTGACCATTCAATTTTATGTCTTTCTTCAGGAGAATATAAAATAGATACTAATTCATCCCAAGCTGATATATCACCCGCTTCTAACGGGTAACTTAATCGTTTGCTGGCATAGTTTTCCTTATGACCTTCTTGATTAGAAAATACCAATTCATCATCTAGAGGTTGATAGTTGTCACGCATTTGCTTTTGACAATATTTGTGCCAAAGATCAATTATTCCAGATTCAGAATCCCACATATAACGAACTAATAAAATATCGTCATACTTGTTCTTATTTTCCTTAACAAAGTTGGTTAATTCTTTATCAACTAAATCAATAACGTCTTGTTCGTCGGTAGACCAAAGACCTCGATCTTCCAACCATATGGCATAGAAGTCACTACCTCTGATCATTAAATCTTCAGATTTTCCAACGATAAATTTTGGATATACTTCTACTACGCCTTTTTTAGTAGATCTGGTGGCAATTTTTAAGAAATCCACCATAGATTAATTTAACCTTTCTTTGTTGTATCATCTTCCCTATAGAATCCGAATCTAACTCTTTTTCCTTTAGGGACATTATTTAAAACTCTACCAGTTTCACTAATTGCTGCTAGAACTAGATCTACTAGTATAACACCTGCTATTACTGTTAAGACAGGTCGTCTAAATGCAAAAAATAGCATATTTTTTTCCTCCATTACCTAAGATACGTTTCTGATATGTACCAATTTGCTTGAGTCCATATATCAACGTTACGCATGTCATCATAAGGTTTCTTTAATACAAATAACCCACCATCACCATTTGGAAGGATGTCTCTGTTTAGAAACCTTTGAATAATATTTTGCACTTGAATATCAGATACTCCATATGTCCAATGTTGGTCTGTATAATATGACAGACCTAAATTATCAAGCATTAGCATAAACCATACCGCTGTCCTATCACCATATGAGAGATCGCTCATAAGTTCATTCTCAATCTTGAAGGACAATGCTATCATCATTTCTAAAACACTGCAATGTTCATTATTTACAACGTTTTCTCTAATAACATCGGTTGAAATATTTGCTCTATATGCAAAATGAGTTCTTAAATCCTTTCCATCGGTATCCCGATTTTCATCAAATGGATTTGTGTAATTAAATTGTATATTATTTAACTCCTCTAATAATCTAATATACGAACATTTAGTATTTTGATCTGGAAACACAAGAGATGTAATCCATTCAAAATATAAGTCATTAAGTCCGTTGTTAAAGATCATTATTTCTTGTTAGCTTGAGCTAATACATCCTCAAATTTACGAGTATCTTTGATAATCTCATAATCAATTTGGATGTTATCATCTCTAACATAAACGCAGTCATCTTCGTATCGTCCGAAGGCATCCAATGCTTCATCGCCAATAACTTCGGAAGGTGTATGAATAACATTATTATCATCATCTGCTAAAATACCATCAGAATAATATAATAATGATTTACATTCGTACATAGATTCCCTAAACGATTGAGGAGAAATCAAATAAATACGTTTTTTTCTTTCTTCACGAGATTTTTCTAATCCATCAACAGTAGTGGAAGATGTTCCGACAATCTTCTTAACTTGTTCTCCATCATCAGGTTTATACATTTTTGAGTAATCAATCTTTTTTGGAGAAGGTTCTTTTTCTTCAGTATTAGTAAGCTTCACAGTGTTGTCTACAGGAGAACTATTTTCAGGAACTGGTTCTTCATTCTTCTCAGCTTCTAATTCTTCTTTTGTTTTTCCAACTGGAAAATACTTAGCAGCATATTTATGTGCAGCTAAAATTTCAGCATCAGCTTTTTGTTCAAACTTATTTTTTGTAGCAAGTATACCAATAGTGGCTCCTGCTGCAACACCTAACACAAAGGTAAGGGTACTAATTAAGAATGTTCTATTCATATTAATATCCTTCCTTTGCATAATCTGTGAAGTTAACATCACCTGTGATAATATCACCAGTTGGGTTTAATTCCAACCAGAAATCAGGTTCATTTAAGTCAATTTGTTCGGCAATATTAGGCAAAGCAACCCTAGTGCCTTTGTGTGTAATACCAAAGTCGATGTAATTATCTAAATTTGGATTAGTTGGATCATATAACCAACCTAAACACTTAGCAGCTCTAGCTTTTCTTTTACCTAACATATCTGTCGTGTAACCTAAAGCATCATATACTTCAGATAAGAACAAATAACCAGAACGTTGTAACTTTCTATTTAAGGTGTCTTGAATTAACATTAAGAATTCAAAATTTAATAGTGCATCTCGTGTCCATTGAGAGTTTCCGCAACCATATAGAACTCTAAAGTTTTCGTCACCATCTTTATTGTAGTTTTTCTTTTCTACAGTTTTTGTTCTTTTTTTACCATTTTCATCAATATATTCAACTTTTTCTTTAGTTGTATTTGAGAATATCTTTTCTTCAGCTTCATCACCTATTTCTTTTTTAACACGATTTCTATATGCTCTGAAACCATTGTCTAAAATACTATAAGCAGAAGCTAAAGCTAATTGTCGAGTCTTCATAATATGATGGGACCCTAACAAACAAGTGATAGAAAGACCTGTTGTCAATACGGCTGGAGCATATAATAATGCAACTTTACCAGCTGTCTTAAGATAAGTAACGGTCATTTCTTTCTTTAAATCTTTTGTTAATTGTTCTTTATCTTCACGATTATCAGGAATCATTTTAAGATTTTGTCTGATATCATAAAGTTTGTACTTAGCAGGTTCAACTACGGATTTAACTTTTGTTGTTGCAACAGCAGTTAATATCAACGAACCTATCATAGACACAATAGAACCTGCAATTAACAATTCAGGACTATGTCTTCTTGCCCATAATCCTGCTTTAGAGATAAAATTCATAATATACCTCCTTATGCTTGTGGTTCAGTATTTTTTTCTACTGGGTCATCATCCACGTCAAATTCAATGAATGGATCTAAAACCATGATGTCTTGAGGAGTTAAATCATTTAATTCTTTAACATCCTTAATTATAATTTTTGATTTGATTGATGTAATTTCTAATTTATTTTTATGAAATTCATCCATTTCCCTATTCAAATCTGGGAGTTTTTTAGGATCTTCAATCTTGCTAACGCCTTTTTCATCAAATAAGAAATCAGTGCCATCAGCATTCTTTTTATAATATTTTAAAAGAATCTTTTTTTCTTCGTTGGTTACAAATTCTCTATGATCTTCTAACTCTTTAGATAGTCTAGCAATAGCTAATGTTAATTTGAAGTCCTTAAAGTGCTTACGATTTAATTTAGAAAACACTTCTGCTGTTCTAACAACATTAAAACATAAAATATCCATAATGGTCTCCTTATTCTAATGGTTTTGCTGGTGGAAATCTAATTGACCAACCAGTATAGTTTCTAACAACTTCTGCTGTTCTTAAATCTCGCCAACCGTATTTAAAATCAGTGTGCTTACATGGTTGACCTATGAAATCATAGAAATCACCAACACTAACCATTTGATACTTAGCAATTTGTTCGTTCATTCTTAATAAAACTTCTTCTGCTTCATTAATATCATTGAACATAACTTCATTAACTTCATAAATGTTGTTAGATCTAGCTAACATTGGGTTACCGTATGTCGGCATAGGCGCTCCAGCTCCACCACTATAATATTTTGTGTACGAAACTTGACCTGGACCAGAGATAGGTTTAACCCCTTTGGAACCATAAATCAACCAATCTATAGCTCCTTTAACAACATCGCTCAATAATTTTTGTGCGCTCGGAATGATAATACTATCGACAACATGGCCACACACAGTTTTACCATCTTCGGCAAAGAATTTACCTAGAATTTTTTTAGGTTTTTTTACAACAACATTAGTCGTAACAGTTTTTTTATCATTAGAGGATGCTTCTGCCTCACGTTCTACATGAGAATTACCTTTTAATTGTTCCATTTATTCACCTCTTTTTGAAAATCAAAAATGTAGAAGGAGCTGCAATTACTGCAACCCCTTCGGTCTGTTTAAGTAAGTATTTCTACCTATTCTTTAGATTGAGGTACTTCTTCTGGATTGTCATTGACTTCAGGTAAAGCGGCTTTCTTGTTTTTACGTGCTCTTAAAGCTCTGATACCAAAGAAAATGCCAACACCAAGGCCGAGTGTTAATACACTGGCTGCTGCCACGATAACTTTAGTTCTTGTGTCCATACAAGACGCTGCTTGTTCAGTTCCTTCGACAACTTCAGAAGTAACTTCGTTCAAATTTAATTTCTTTTCCATATGTAGTTTACCTTTCTTGAGATCTTCGTCTCATAATAACCTTTGAAAAAATTGCGAATCTAATATAAACTATCTTTTAATGTTGAAGGTAGTACTCTATAAGAGATTGCTCCGCAAGGTTCATTATCACTTGTGATGTGGGTACTAATTGAAATATCAATCAAAGTCCCACATGTGTTTCCGGTAATAGACCAACCTTGTTGATCACCAATAGCTGTTTCTGGAAGCTCTAAAGCTTCAAACCATTCATTTAGAGTAATAACACCAGTTACTTCCCCTAAGGCTTTAGCATTGAGTTCATTTGCAGCTTTTTGGATCTTATTCCAAGTAGATTCAAAATATCTTCCAGAGATTGGTTCATAAAATTTATGATCGCCATTACTGGTCATAATAATTTGGTTTCCACCTTGGTATGTTTTTTTAACAGTTTCTTCATTTGCAGCTTCTTGGATCTCTTGAGCTTTCTTTTCGCCAACAATCTTTCTAGTTTGGTCTTGGTATTCTTGAAGAGCTGTTTCTGAGATTGTGTATGCAGTGGCTAATGCTGCATAACGTTTACTTGAAACTCGATTACCACTAATAATACATGGTACCGATACTGCTGTAGAGATAGCAACTGGAAGATAATCTTTCCAGCATAATTTAAATATCTCTCTAAAAGTTAGCTTTGTACAATTATGTTCTTTTTTGTACGCTTCTATTTTTTTACTAACTTTGAAAGATGCTTTAATACTCCATCCTACAGAAAACAATAAGCCAGAGATACCCATAGCCATTAATAACTCTGGTTCATGTTTGACCATAAAAGGTCTGATGATTTTAATTGGAGACTTCATCTTTAATTAAGCCTTTCCTATGCTCAATAGCATACTTTAATATAAAGTCTAAATTATCTAAATACTCCCTATTAGGTAATAGACTTGTTGTACAAATGACACCATTAGAAAGAATTACATTCTTAGCAGCTTCTTGGTTAAGATAATGCTCCCTTACCAAAGCAACATTTGTATAATATCCAAATATCTGAACTTTATTCATTTGATCGTTCATTAGATACTTAGACAAAACTAATGATCTTTGTGAATTACTTAGAACATAAACTTTTTTATAACTTTGTATTAATAAAGTCATAAAGATTTTATCATTCATCCAAGTGAATGGTTGCCCCATTCTATTTAACTTAAGATTTCTGATTCGTTCGTTTGTAACGATGTAAATATCATTAGGATTTATTTTGTTTCTTTTTGCTAGCTTTAGGTAGAGACGCCTATATAATTTATAGTCGCCTTCTACACAATCAGCTATGATGAATAATTCATTATTTTTCGGAATTTTCATCTTTTTTCTCTACCTTTTTAGAAACTTTAACGTATTTACCATGTTCAGATACAAATTTCTTTAATTTTGTTCTACTACCTAATTTTCTAGCAGCAATACACATAGCCACGCCAATTACAGGATCAAAGTGATCTTCTTTAGAGCATCTACTCATTCGTACTGTGCCATCTTCAAAAACTACAGTAACAATTCTTTCTTTTTCATTAATAGTAATTGACATTTCTTTTTTCTTTTGTTCAGCCATTTTTTGGGCCTCCTTTATAGTTTGAATAATATCTTTCGAGATATTTTCTCGTAGTTCTTTTACTAATGGAGATTCAAACGAATCAATACCACTAATACCATACATAGAATTCAGATATTCTTTTTTAAGTCTATTGGCTTCTTCTCTTGCTGTATGATACTCTATAAATCCACGAGTTCCCCAATCATTGTCCAATTTCCTAGTTCCTACAAATGTCAAAGGTTCCCATTTTTGTTTTATGGAATTATGATCAATAATATCAAGATAAGGATTTCTTGTATTAAGACGACTTGCCTCTATGGAAACAAGCAGACGATCTTTTTCAGTGACTGAGATATTTTTAAGACCTCGAACTAATTCCCACATACGTTCAGAATTTTCGTGCTTAATTTTCTCTTCTCTCATTCTATTTTCTTCTACTAGGTATTCATCATGTGATAGAAGATTCTTATCAGTATGATCTACCATACAACTTTTGAATGGTGGATTTATTGCTGGATCAACTGCTATTAAAGTATATATAATGCCGCATTCATTAATTGTCATTAATGTTTTAACTAAATATGGTTTCCCTCTATAAAAGACAGTTTCTCCTATTTTAAAATAATTAAATTGTTGTGACATATTTATTTATCTCCTAAAGGTAAAGATTCTAATTCTTTAATATCTGGTAAATCATATTCAATTCTATCAGTCTTAGCACCAACAACAGAACCATCGCTATAAGCATTAATTAAATGATCTTTATTTGATGGACTACTTGGACTAAATATTTGATCTGCCATCATTGGATCGTCGTATTCTTTAAAATACACTTCTTGTCTAGCATAAACTGGACCTCTACGTTCGTCGGCATCCGCACATATAGCATCGACTTGTTGTTGATTTCCATGGAACTCCAAGTCTAAAGCAGCTCTGTCATCATAAGATCCATCATCTTGGAAATTAACATCAGATTCCGCTTCATGCATATAATCATATTGTCCAGTCTTTTTATAACTATGATACTCTCTTTCTAAAGCATACATATTTAAATAAATAGGTTCTTCTTCAAAAGTTAGCATAGTATATAACAATACACCAGTTTCTTTATCGAACACTCGTGTAAATGATGGATGGACCCATACAAATCTCTTGACATACATTTCAGAGATATATTCAACGGTCCAACCCATATCTTGGCAAGCTGCTAGTTTGTCTTTATCTAAAACATTTGCTTTAGAATCTTGAGCAAACCAATATAAAGTAGCCCAATATGTTGGACCATCATTTGACTTAGCATCTGGAGTATATAATCTTTGATTAATATCCTCTAAACCTGCTTGAAGTTCTACTGGATCTGCGTAAAACCAACCTAAATGTTCTTCATAATATAATTGTTTAGAACCTTTTGTAGGTTGTGGTTTCTTTTTATCAAAATCATCTTGAGCTACATTTGCTCGTATTAACTTTTCGCCCTTAGGTCCAATAAGTTCTTTAACCTTATATTTATACTTATTCCAACCTTGACTTAGCATAGTTGATGTTGCAATTAATGATGCTTCTGTTCGTCTTGACATAATAGTTGCTGCAATAGGAGAAGCTATAGTAGCTGCCCCAACAACAATAGATGGCCAATAAATAGGCATAAATTCCTTAATCCATACCTTAAAAGGTATTTTCTTATCTTTATAAGTGTTCTTAAGTTCATCTAACTTCTTTAAAGCTTTTGGAGTTTCTTTAACAGCTAGAACAGTTGTAACTACAGTGCCAACTGCACTAACAACTCCCAATAAAGAAGATATAATTTGTCTAGTTTTATATGACATAAAATATCCTTTCTAAAGACTAAGAGGACTTGTAATCCTCTTTTATCTTTTACATTAAAGGTTGTAATTCCTTCTTATTTTTTTGCTGTTTTTTGTATTCTTTAATTTCTTCTTGTGCATACGCATATGCCTTACCAGATGCTGCTCCTTGCAACTGTGCTCTTCTGTCACCATTTTTGACATTATCAATACATGTTACAACTGCAGCTCCAGCAGATATAAGTGTACCCACTAAGCTTACAATAAATAAACCTTTTCCACCAAACATATAAGATGTTCTCCTTTCATTATATGACTTGATTTATTTGCGAAATTGCTGAATTAATAACTGCCTCAGCATTTCGTTCTACAAAGCAAACAATTAAAAGAACTAATAAAGCTGTAATAACATAGACAAATATAGAGCCTAAAATTATTAATCTAATATTTTTTCTCATAAAAAATCCTTTCTAAAAGCTAAGAGGCTTTGAACCCCTTGCTTTTGACATTATGTGGTTATTAAACTCTTGGTTTAACGCCCCTCATAAATTCATTAAATTCTGATGGTGTTCGACCATCATATTGCCAACTATATCTCATAGATGTCTTAGCTAATGATTTATACATAACGCATGGTACTATAATACCCAAAAGTGTTGTTATACTTGTTGTAGCAAACATTGCAACTTTAAACCAGAAATCTCTTTTTTCAGATTCATGCTTGAGAACTAATTCACGTTGATCTGCATCAAATTGAGCTTGCCTTAATTCTTGATCTTTTCTTTTAATATTTAATTCTTGATCTTGAATACTATTATCATGATTAGTTTTAGATTTTTCTAATTCAAACCTCTTTTCATCTTGATGTTCTGTAAAGATTCTGTGATCTTTTTTCTCTTGTAATTCTTCATCTTGAATATGAGTTTCATGTTTACGTTTTTCAACTGTGCTAACTAAACTAACTTCTTTTGAAATAATGTTTAATGCTTCTGCTTTTGACATATCATTAGGAAGACCCATGTTGTTATATTCAGCAATAGATACTTCTAAACCGCCAACAATTTTATCTAAATCTTTAGTTGCCATTTCATAACCTCCTTATAAACAACTTCACATTTATGCCATTATATGGCATGTTTTATTTGCGATTATGCATCAGCAACTTTTGCTTGTTTACCCATGTATTTATCATGAATAATTCGTAGGAAGGCCCTACGTTTTTTAACTAATTCTTTTGGCGGTATGGCTAATTCCAAATACACTTGATCAAACTCATCGAACCCAGATGCGATATGTAAATTACCAACATCGTACATACCAGAGAGTTCTCTTTCTTTTGTTTCAAGCAATGGAATAGTTACTAAAGCCACTGTACTTGCCCCAACCAAAAGACCAGATATAAATAATAAAATATTTGTTTTCATAAATTTATCAACCTTTCATAATCTTCATTACTTATTTTATATCTAAATGGATCATTAAATAGAAAAACAATATGAATAGCATTGTCTCCATCCGCAGTTGCAATAGTTTCAATAGATTCTATACAATTATAATTGACATATTTACTACGACCTTCTGTATAGTTAAAACCAAATTGTGTAATTTTTACGAAGAAAATATCTTTATGCTCTTTCATTTGGATTCCACTCCTTTAATTCAATACCATAGTCAGCAAAATATCTTTGCAAAACTAATCGTTCGGAGCATGCTTTGGTCGGTGGTTCATGAACTATTAAAACTAATGTATCTATATTTTTATTAAACATGGCATTAAATACTCTTTCAGCATGATATGTATATTTATTTATAATATTAATTAAATCTCTTTTCTTAAGATACTCATAATATTTTTTCATAAATGAACACCATTCTGATGGCTCTTTTCCGATCATATCACCGCCATATTTACAATTAGGACCACATTTATCTTCATCCCAAATTTCATTATCGTAAATAGACTTTGGAAATATAAATTCATCGATATTTAGACCATTAACAACACCATTCTTATCAACAAAATAATTACCATATCCAACTTTTTGATACCATTCTGGTGGATATATAGCTGTTGATAATGGTAACATATTTGGTGTAAAGAATCTTATCTGATAGAAATAAGAAATATAGATTTTAAACGATGGTATTATTAAAGGTAAAATCTCTTTAGTTTCCATCATTGTTTACTTCCTAAATATAGATTCTCAATAACAATTGGGTGCTGATTTTTACCAACTTTTGTAGCATGAACAGTCATACCGATGGTTATAATATTGCATAAGATACTTACACCTAGAGCAACTAAAGTACCTGTAATAACCATCTGGACACTTTTACCAGATTCATCTAAAGTCTTTTGGACTTTTTCTGCTGTTTCATTTAAATCTTTTTTAGCAGAATCAATAGCTTCTCCTGCTTTTTTCTTTAATTTCTCAAACATAGGTTATACTCCTTTCTCTAAGTAAACTATCTTATTTTACCAGCCCAAAAAAGGCCAATAATAGTTCCTATATCTAGAAAAATAACAAGCATTGCTTTAATCATTTCATACGTCATAGCAACACCTTTTTAAACAAATCATATGTTTCTTGTGAAATTGGAAATAGAATATTAGTTCCTTCTAAAAAGCATTGGCCTAATTTGTTTTTATAAACTTTAAGATTACAAAGATTTTTAATAATATCAAATGTTCTTGCTTTACGATAATCTTCTTGAATATTAATAATAGCACTATCAAATAGATCACGATACTTTTTATCTGTTTCAACATTGAAGATTTCACCAGTAATATCATCCCATTTATAATATTTTGCTATTTCTTTAATTTCTTGACGATCTCTAAGTTCTTTTTCAATAAGTTCAAACTTATCTTCTTGCAAAATATAAACCATTCTGCCCATATGTGTTTCACAAGCTTCTTTAAGTTCTTTTAATGCTATTAAGCCTTCGTTTACTGATTGTTCTATTTTTTCTTCGTTTAACTTAGATTGTTTTACCAAACGATTTTCGCTGTTAAGTAATTTAATAGCATGCCTTAATGCTTTTTTCATACCAAATCTACCGTTTATAGAATATGGATAAATTTTTAGTTCTAATAGTTTTAGTTTTTCAGCATCAGTTAATTTTCTTTTAAATCCTTTTTTAAGAATTTTACCTTCTTTTTTATATTGTTTTTGACTCCATTTAAAGTAATCAAATGCCATAATTATTTCCTTTCTCTATTTTTATAACTTTTAAACCTTCTAATGCGTATCCTTTTAATATTTCTTTTTTAGTTTTATTATAATGATATGCAATCATGGGTTCTCCGTAATTTATAACAGTTACTTTATATGCTTTAGCACTCATAATTATTTCCTTTCTCTATTATTTTTTCGAGCTAATTTCGCTGCTTTATTAGCCGCTCTTCTTTTACGAAGATTATTATTAAAATAACTCTTTGCAGAGCCATTATGTTTTCCTTTTCGATATCCTTTAGGATAAGAAACTCTCTCACTTATTGGAGGAGCTTTTTTCTCTAAAGTTTTTGGAACACTAAAAGTACTACCAGACCGCATTCCAATAGCACCAATAGTTAAAAATGGAAGCATCAGTCTACGTTTAAAACCATTTAAACTCATTCTAATACCTCTTCAATTTTCAGCACTTTCTTTTGTGCTGGAGTTGATGTATCATATAAATGCTTTATTTCTTCATATGTACCTGTCAATATTGGTGTGATTGCACCAATCTTAATTAACGCATAACGTTTTTCTTTTTCTTTCTTTTTCATAGATATTGTTCTCCTAAAAATATGATTATTTGTGATGTTTATTAAAGCACTCACATCTACAGGTTATCGTCCTAGGCTGACTTACAGCTAATGATGTTTCACATATGCCCAAGCAAGTGGTATGTGCATCCACCTCGCTTCTCTTATAATAAGTGTTTTCTTTTTGCATCCTGGCGGATAAACTAATGGCATGTGTACTTAATGTTTCTTAGTTTCTTACACATAACCTCCATGGCTATTATCTCGTCTCCTTACAATACTCTGTAAGTCCCGTGTGTGTCTTATCGCGCGAGCTTTTTAAAATCTAACTACGATTCCTCGGGCCGTAGGGTTCCACATTTCCCTCAGTACCTTAAGTACAATATCAAAAAACTTAAGGGACTTTGCAATTGTCCCTTAGTTTAAGAATTAACCTAATTTCTTTGGTTCTTCTTTGTCTTTCTTTCCGAAAGCTTTTTTGATCTTTTTTCCATTAACACAAACTACTGTTGTGGCCGCGCCAGTCACAATAGCTCCTGCCAATGTTCCGAACATAACTTTCCAAAATAAATTCATAATATAAACCTCCTTTTTTTATGCTATTCTCATAATAAGGATGGATTTTTTTGCGAATTATTTCTTAGATTGATTATTAAATTGGTCTATTGTGTATTGAATATCCTCTGGCCCAGCAATAATTTCCCATACACCAGGATAATATTCTAATACAACTAAACCACGTTTTTTATAATCTTTTCTAGTTTTTAATAAAGTTATTTTGGCTTTTTCTAAATCTCTAAACCATTTTTTATTATACTCTTCATAATATAATTCTCGAGCACATTGACGATACTCATTATAATTTGCTAAAATAAAGCTATCTTTTCCTAAATATCCAACTTCTTCTAAAGTTATCTGATCTTCAAACAAACAATATATCTTTTGTCCGATATGTGTTTTCATACATTTCCTAATTTAGCTTTTCTTCATTAAAAGAATTTCTTAACTTTTTAAGCTCTTTGAATTCCTTATCATTTAGTTGTCTATATGATGCTCCAATAAGAGTATTATATGATTTAGCGCAAGTCATATCATTGATAAGCTTCATATTAACATCTCTTTTAACAATAAGTTTTAAAAGTAATTTGTCTACCATAGATTACTCTAATTCCTCCTTTGTCAATGCCCATGTTTTTCCATACTCACTTGCTTTTAAGCATAAATAAATATGTGGCATACCTATAGGACTTTCTTGTTCTTTGATAATAACATCACAATTTTCATAACTATATATATTTCTATCGTTCCAAGCGAATTCAAATATTATACCAGCACCAATTGACCAATAAGGTTTAACCGAAATAAATTCGCTGGCTATATTGTGTGTATATTTTTTATGCTTGTCTTTCCACCATAAAGTTTCTGCTTTCATTATTTTGAAGAATAATGGTACTTCAATACCTAATTCTTCTTTAATATCCTCTACTTGGCCAACAATTTGGACTAATCTGATACCATTTTCTTCACCATAGATTTCTTGCTCTTTTTTAAGTTCATAGAAACCATTTTCTTTCTTTTCTGTTATTCTCATAATAATACCTCCTAAAAAGCAAAAGGAAAAGGGTTATTTTCTTTTACCCTTACCTTTATAAAAATGTTGTTTCTTATTGTAACCATAAGAATAAGTTTCAGACATTTCTTCAACAGATTCATTAACTTCTTCTGTTGTTGGACTTCTGAAATAATCTTCTAATTTACTCATTATATAAAACTCCTTTTTTCTGCATAATAGAAGTTGTAATTTTTGCGAGCAAAAAAAAAAGAAAGAAACTTAATTCTTTCTGATTAGTTTTTTCATATTATTTTCTAATCTGTGAATCTTTGCTTCTTTCTTATCTTCTGTTCTTGGACTTCTATAACCGTCTTCTTCTAACCAGAATTTTATGGTTTCTGTACCACGAATAGTTGTGAATGGATAATCATAATCCATAATGATCATATCCAAATAATGTTTCATAGGTTCTGATTCTAAATATCTTCTAGATACTTGTAATTCAGTGTTCTTATGAACAATTACTAATGGACTTTCATCTCCAGGACCAATATTAATCCTATCCAAATAATGTCGTAATGTTTCCATATTTTTATACCTTCTTTCATAATAAGACGTGTAAAAAGTGCGTTTCTAGGCGTTTTGCGAGACGAAAATATTTTCATGTATTAATCATCGAGAAAATACAAACGTGTCTCAAATCGGCTAAAAAGAAGAGAATAGGGTTTGTTAATTTCCCTATTCCTTAAAATTTAAGTTATTTTCTTTTTAATTGATTAGCTTTTCTTCTTTGTTTTTCTTTTCTTCTACGATTTGCTAAATCCTTATCATAAGATTCAGATTTTGGATTTATTTTTCCATTCTTATGTTGTGGATTTTTTCCCATAGAAAAATCAATTTCATTTTTAGCCATAAAAAGACCTCCTATTACTTCGTTATAGTACATGTTATTTATGCGAAAAAGAAGAGGACTTGTATTATTTGTCCCCATCATCATCAAATAATGACAATTGTTTGTATCCTTTATTACCTTTCTTTTTATTTCTTTTTTCTTTGTCTAAAGCTTTTTCTTCTTCAGAGACAACTCCAATTAAATCAATTGAAAATGTATACTTATATGCTACAGACCCATATTTATTATCCATATCCCATTTACCACAATCACGTAAATGTTTTCTGGCTAAATATTTTGCCTGATTCTTAGTATATGCTTTAACCTCAATTGGGTTTAATATTTCATAAGAATTGTCTTCCCATTCACTTATAACTCTTTCATAAAAAGTAATACGATACTTCTTTTGAATACTTTTTTTATTTTTTGCCATAATTAATTTCCTCCATTATAGAGTATGTTATTTTAGCGAATAAAAAAAAAGAGGGAAAGTTATTTCCCTGATTTTTTGTAGTTTTCGTAAGAAGCTAATGATGCTTCTTGGATTTTTCTTTTAAGTTTTTTGTCTTTTATGTCTTGTGCGCAACTAATAATTTTTAATATGCCTCTAACAACTAATGGAATCCCAACTGCAATTGCAAATCCTATGAGTACTTTATTAGAGCAGCTTGCAGCATTATGACCGCTATTATAACCCTCATCATAATTAGCATCAATAGTTTTAGCTAATTCTTCATTTGTTGTTATAATATTTTGTTTTTGTGTAAGCCATTTTTGATACTCTTCATAATTTAAATTTTCATAGTCATCAAAATTGTTAAGTTGGGCTAACCTCATGTAATCATTATTAACATTAAGTTCTCCTTTATTAGAATACACGACACCTGTACCGACATCATATTTATTCATAAAATATTACCTCCATTATATGAAATGGAATATTTGCGAAAAAAAAACATTTTCCAAAAAATCCTTTCCGGGAAAAATTAGATTTGCAAAATTTAAGAGGAGCTGTAATAATTACGAACCCCTCATTAAATTTACTTTTTAATAATCTTAAATGTTGCGCAGAATTTAGTAATAAATTTAATTGCATTTAATAACCATGCAAACCATTTGTATTTTTCCTTAAATGCATTTAAGACATAATCCAAACGTTTCTTTTGATAGTCTTCAACATCTTTAGGAAATAGATTTTCTGCTTCGGCGATCTTAGCAACTAAGAAGTCTTTCATACCAGTTCTAAAGAAAATGATAGTGAAAACCACAATCGCTGCTAATAATAGCACGCCCAATAAGATATAAAGGAAAATATTCCAATTCATGATCTAACATACCCCCTGGAATCTTTGTAAGCTTCATAAGCTTTATCTCGTTGTTTTTGAGTTAATGTAAAGGATTGATTAACAATATATGCTGTATAAATTATTTGCTCATACCTATGCTTATCATCTAAATTATCAATTAGAATACTTAATTTTGGTAAATCCTCAACTGTGAATCCTATAGCTCGACAGAATTCTGGTATTAAGAATTTGCCCACAACCATTCCTAAATTTACATTTTTTAAAGCATCTTTTATCATTTCGTCTTTCGGCTTTTGTCTAAATATAAAGATGTCTTCTCCTTTTCCACGTAAGACCATAAGCCCTTTAATAGATTCATCATCTGTGAGCTCGACATAGTCTGTGTCTTTTGGGATGAAATCTTCATATTTGCTAAAGAAGTATGAGCTGCCCATCAAGTATCTCATTTTCTTGAGTTACGTTTAGGTTTCTGAGGTGGTCTATTTGGTAATGCTGTGATCCGCTTGAATGCTGCGTCCATAACACCATTTTCTCCTAAATTATGATAAGAGGTATACATTTGTTTGTATCTATCTTTATCATATTGAGATAACCATCCCTGAGCATCTGCCTTGCTTGTTAGTTCATCGAGATCATAACGACAAGTGGCCTGGACCCCTGCTTTAATAGGGGCCAGTTCTTCACTCATCATTTCTTTAAATTTTGGAACTAAAATGCCAGCTAATGTTTCAGCTAAATTATTCATAATTTCATTTTGTTCTAATTCATCTAGTTTTTGCTGTTTTTCGGCTTCCTCAGCCTCTTTAGCATCTTCAGCAGCGTTTTTCTTATCTGCAGCATGTTTTGCACGTGCTTGGAAGTAAGCACCGCCACCAAAGAAGGCTAGTACAGCAATGGCAAAAGAGCCAACACCTATTAGAATATCCGCCCATATTGGCATAATTATAAATCCTCCTTCTTTAAACCATCTAACACTACTTGAGGATAATGGTATTTAATACATTTAGGACATTTATTGGTGACTAATTTTGTGTCACCTTTAATATGTAACATAGTTCCTAAATCATTATAACCAAATATCTTCGGAGGACAGTGAGTGACTAAGTCATTACCATCCCTGATGACTGTAAGATTTTTCCAACGAGATCTATATTTCTTTTTGGCTTTAACACAACGAGGAGCCTCGAAGGCATAGCCAAAGATAGAATCCTGCATATCAGGGAAGTGGTATACAAGATCCTCTAAGGCTAATTGGCAGAGAGCTCCACCATGAGAATATCCAACCACCACAATGGCAGAGTATTTTTTCTCATAAGCCTTATCAAGAATTATGTTACGCACTTCCATGTATGCATCTAAAAAGCCTCTATGAACTTTAAATTCATCGAAAACTTTCTTTGTAAATAAGAAGTTTCTAACCCAGTCAGTTATAGAGTTAGATCCCTGAAAATAAATATAGAGAATATCATGATCCTCTACAAAAGCATAATTAACACTATCGCCTGCTTGTTGATATGGAATATCATAGGCGCAATTTTGAAAGAGTTTACTTAGTTTCATAAGTATTTCTCCAATTCTTGTGGGTATGATTCCAAAGCATCATAATTAAGATCTAATGCCAAATGATACCAATCTAATATTTCTTTTTTTCGTTCTTTTGTAACATTATCGATACCAAAATTAACATTTTCTTTAAAAATATCAAAAGCTTTAAATAATTTAGCTCTTTTAGCCCTTAATACTTCGGGGCTATGTTTTGCTCTATCTAATACTGACATAAATTATTCCTCCAATACTTTTGAAACAGCGACTTCAAAGTCAATGTCGCAAGGTGTTGAATAGCCGTCATCATATTCGATTTCGATTGTGCCACCTTTTTGTATCTCGATGTTTTCGGGAAGTGTGAATGACGGTGATTGGTCGGTTGGGGTAGCGAGTTCAATGTTTATCTTTTTACCACTTAATGCTGTTTTCAAATCACTAGCACTTGAATAATTAGTATCCTTTACGCAAAGAACTGGTGCTTCATTATATATTGCAATAACCCCATTAGGTTGGTTGTTATATTGACCGTAAAGATTATAGAAATCAATTAGCGTATATTGTGAAACAGTTGCGTTTGCTTTTGTGTTTTGATTTGGTGGTAATTTAATTCCACTAGAAGATATATCTGCCTCGAAATGTGGTTTGTCTTGCCAAGTTCCACTACTTCCTTGATATACCCAATTTAATTCGCCTAAATCTAATTGAACACTTCTCGCCTTTTCATTATCGTCTTGCACACTGCCAGCACTTCTTAAAGCGTGATGTGATTGAGTGGCAAGTTCGTAAGTTAATGTCGTGCCTACTAATGAGTTTTTGAAAACAGTTGCGTCAGTATAATCATCATCAATAATTCCTACTGTTGCACTATTGTTACTAATATAACTTGAATTGATTAAACAAACTTTATCATATGTTTCATTATAAGTTGCTGTTTTATATCTTGAACAAGTCGCACATAAATAATTAACTCCAAACTTCATTGCTGGCAAATTAGCATAAAATAGTGAATGACCATGCCAATTTTCAACATAATTCCAATCAAGCGTTTCCAAATCAACCGTCCCCATATCAATAGGAATGATTGGGTATTCTTTTTGTTCAACATAAGGTGTATGAGATAACGCAGTGCTACCGACATTAACCATAAGATTATCACTATATGCCACAGCAACATTTGGAAGCATAAAGTAGCAGTTTGCTGGTGTTGTGTATGTATCACCTAATGCACTATATTCGTCATAACTGATAAAGTTTTTATTCTTGTCAAAGTAAACAGTTGTACTTGTTCCACTTGGTCTTGCTTGTGAAATGTGATAAGTAGTGTTTGGTTGACAAGGAATATATTGGCAACGCCAACTAGCATTAGGAATAATAGCACGGGATTGGTCGTCATAATAACCAACAATAACATCGTCTTTGTTCCATAAATTAGCCCCATAACTAATCAACTTCACTGGCTTGCTGTCTTCAATATGCCCAGTATCGAATGGTAATGGCTTCTTCCAATACTTCTTGGTAAAGAGGCTTGGGTCTGCGAGTAAGTCACTTGGGATAGCGTCATTACTGCCAAACCATACGGTGAGGTCAACAACTTCTAAATCAGTTTCTAAATCATAAGTATTTCCATTAGCAAAGTTTTGCACAATATGAACTGGCTTATCTGCTGTTAAAATAGTTGTTGGGTTAGAACTACCTAAAACAGTGTGTCTTTGGTAAGAAACATCATCAATATAAAGCAAAAAATCATTTCCTTCATTTTTATAATTTGTAAATAATAACAGAACCTTGTGACCAGCAGGGATATTGGTTTCAAACCAACCAGCACCACCAGAACTATCAGCAGTTCCACTAACTGTGATTTTGTGAGAGTTTGCTGGTTTTGAAAATGATAAACCATTTGTTGCCCAAGATATAGCAGTATCTGGTGTCCATTGATTAACCACATAACTTCTACCTTTAACCTTTGTCATATCCATACCAGCGGACATAATGATTTTGTCGCCACTGATTTGTGAAGGTAAGGCATAGTAGGTAGCGTATGTTAAATCAATTTCAGCAACGGCTGGATATTGGTTGTCGTAAACGAGTGTCTTTAATTCAGCGAGGAGGTCGTTGATTGGGTCGAGGTCTTGTTCTAATAACAATCTACCAGTTGGCGAATAATTACTGTTTTGAGACCAAAAATATGGCTTAAAATCTTTGACACCAAGATTTCCAACATTTGTATTTTGTCCGTTATAAGTTGTGACAAATTGAATGTTAGCCATTGAATAGTGTTTAGCATATAAAACTAATGGTGTATCGTCATTTCCTACAATGTATTGGCGATATTGGAAATAATTTTCCTTATCAACTCTTGCCACATTTTCAATGCCTTTCTCGTGAACGATTGCACCGTTGTATGGTTGATATGGGTAAGCGTGGTCGCCCTCGTTGAGCATAATGTCGTGGTTATAGGTTGTGCCATATCCACCTTGCATATTAAATCTAATAAAATGAGCATTACTTGGAGTAGTAAATGAACTATTATTCAAAACATCTAACCAAGATATGAAGTTTTTATTGCTATCATAGAAATAAAATGTAAATGGAGTTGTAGCGGAATGAGCAAAGTATTTTGTGTTAGGCAAAACTTTGATGTAATTTTTACTTCTAACGATGTTAGTATTTGTAACATTTCCACCAGTCGATACTGAAATGTCACCTAATTCTAATTCTTCGTCCCAAATATTTTGTGTCTTCTCCCATTCTTTTCTCACGAACTCACTGCCTTGTTGGTCGAGTGTGTTGAGTGGTTGGTTTTTGATAACCTTTTCGGTGTATGGTGTGGCGAGTTTGTATTGTAATAAGCCAGTAGGTCTAGTGTTTCTGCTGTCTGTTCTAACAAACAATGTCAGTGCGTTCCAATAAAATGAATTGTCTAAGTTTCCGTTGCCGTTGCTAGATGTTGCTTGATAAGTGCTGTGTTTACCAATTACATTTGTACCAGGGTCTTGCTCGATTTTTTGATTTTCTCTAAAACCAATTTGAAAAAACCAATAGCCACTTCCTTCAAATATTTTAAATGCCAAATCGTCTAAAACTATATACCCAGTTTGTCTAGTGATTAAATCATAATCAGCATTACTGGTATCCACTGTATCGAAAGCACCTAAATGATATTTGGCTTTAAGGAACTCTGCTTGTTGTGCTGTGCTAACTGGTTTATCAGCGTCGCTTGTATTATCGGCATTACCAAGACCGACTTGTGCCTTTGTAACATTATGTGGGTTATTGGTGTTATTAACGTGACCATCTAGGTCTTCGTGCATTTCTGCAACTTCTTCACGTAGAATCTCGACTTGTAAATCTTCAACGTGAGATTCCCTGTCACCATCTTGAATTGGGTTTCTATCGATTGAAATAGGAATAGGTGAACTTCCTGCCATCTTTGTTCCTATTTGTAACTCTAGAATAGGATTTAGATCACCTGGAAGATATGACATTTGATAATCAATATCAAAATATACTTTTTTTCTATCAGCGCTGACTTGGCAAATCTTATAAACATAAGTGCCATCTAATTTACTCCATCTAACCCATACTTCAGCATTGTTTGGGCATGTGTATGAATAACCATTATAGAATAATTCGACTTCTACAACTGGTAAACTTCGTTCATATTGCACTAAATGTACAATAGATTGAGCTGTTCTTTTTCTAAAATCGACCCTTGTCTGATGGATAATATCAACATCATTAGGGACATAAACATCCATTGGCATGAACTAAACCTCCTATTCTAGAATTACCAGAGATACATTTAAACTCCGTCTCTAGCGCGGATTATTTTTTATCTTCTCATTGGATTTCTATCTATAAGAATTAAAAGAGGGGATGACCCACTAGCTTTTTCTCCTATATTTAGTTCCATTATAGGAGATACTTTACCACTATATTTTGACATATATTCATCTACTTCAAAATATACCTTAGTTCTATCGGTACTGACTTTACATTTCTTATAAACAAAAGTTAGATCTTTATTACACCATCTAACAAAAACTTCAGATTCTACAGGACAAATATATGTATTTCCATTATATAATAATTCGACTTCTACAACTGGTAATGTTTTATCATATTGAACTAAATGAATTTCATTCTGAACCGGTCTTTTTCTAAAATCTACTTTTGTTTTATGAATTATATCAATATCATTAGGTGTATATATTTCCATTGACATAACTTAAATCTCCTATAAAATTTGCCCACCTTTAACCCGATGGGCGGGGCATTATTATTTAAGCCATTCTGGTTTTACCGGAATAACATGAGTTTCTGTTACAGATAACCACTCCTCATACCATACATCTAACTCTTGTTTTTGTTCAGAAGTAAGATGATTATACCAAAGCTGAGATCTATTATCTATAATTTCAAAACATTCTTTTTGACGACGCATTCGTAATGTTTTGTCATCCATTAATTCTTCTAATACAAATGTGTTATTAATATATCGCCAATTAGATTTCATTGGATACGAACGAATTTTTTCATACGTTTCTTCTGAAATTTCAATTTCAATATCTGCATCTGGAAAATTAGGACTTTGTACGTAACCATCTTTATTTATATTAATTTTTATCATACATTCACCTCATTATTATTTTTCACCAACTGCTAAGATAAAGAAATCAGCAGACTCTCTATCATTACCAATAGAAATTTTATATTGGTTATACCAATACACATATGGATATTCTTCATATGTATTATAACCACTAAGACCTGGTTTATATGTAAGCTTTTTTGTAGCCCAAACTCCTGTTATTTTTGATAAGCCAAAATCAGAAGCTGAAATATCATACCATTGATCACTAGAGATATTTACTTGTTTAAAACCAAAACTAATAATTGCATTTGCACTATTACGTATGGCACTAGCTGACTTTTCTGTAAACACTGCAAAGTTACTAATAGCTACTGGGTCATATGATACACTTATAAAACCTTGTGCATAGTATGGACCATATCGCACATTTAAACCCCATTTGTCTAATGATATTTGATAATACCAATACTCTTGTCTCTCTGAATTATATCGTTCAAATACAGGCAAATACAATTCTTCTACTGCTAAATATTTAGTCTGAATACCTGGATTATAATTTCCTCTATAATCTGGAACACCTGGGTCTGAATTAATAACAATATAATCTTCACCATTATATGAGAATTTTAATTCTGTACTAGTTATACTTAATGGTCCTATTGAACCTGATGTAGCACTTAATACACCATTTCTTGTAATACTAAATGCTGTACCTAAATATATACCATCAGTACCAATATATACACTATTAGCAGTTTGCTTTGTTCCATATGATAATGACGACTGATTAATACTAAAGCCAGCAATATTACCAGAAGTAGCAGTAATTTTACCTGATAAATCAACTGATGTCGCTGATAAAAATCCTTTATTAGATACTGCGAAAGAATATAAAGCATCAACTGATAATACAGAATTTATAACATTATTATTTGGAGTTATCTTTACATATTTCTTAGTAATGGCATCTATTAATATATGATTAGACTGTGCTGGCAATGTCCAAACGTTACTTAAAGTTCCAGGAACAAAAACTGATGTGTATGTTGAATCATCATCTGATTCTGTGATAGATATTGTTTTATTTGTTAAACCACTATCATATGCTAACTTAAATACAGTATTTGGTATTGGAAATGTAGCAGTTGTTAAATCAAATTTATATGTAGTTCCACTATACATAGTACCTTTATTGATACTAAAAGAAGGTGTCGAAGGTTTTCCTAGTCTAATAAAATCTGTTCCAATGTAAACATATTCTGACAGTATACCACTCTTAACAATATGATTGCTTTCAATATTAAATCCGGCGATACTACCTGAAGTAGCGGTAATTTTACCAGTTAAATCTACTGATGTAGCAATTAAATGCCCATCGGCGCTAAGAAAAAAGCCACCTTTACCATTTTGAACTGCTCTGGTTGCTAATAATCTATTTTGAGTGCTGCTTGTTAAGCCTTCTCCATAATTTCCATCATAAGTTTCATCTTTTATCCATAAATCATATATAATATTATTGTATGTATAAGTACCACACCACCAATAAATATCTTCATTATAGAAATCTCCATCATCATAATCAGTACTAAAGACCGGAACTAATGTCCCTGCTGGAATACCATTAATCGTTACTGGGAGTTGCATTCTTCTAAAATTATATGGTGTTATGGTTTTACCAGCTGAAGCACCAGTATATAATTGTTCAAAAGAACCTTCATCCCAATAAATTTCATATTCAATATGAAAATCTGAAGCACCATTCGGTAATTCATAACCAGATTGACCATTTGGATCTTCAAAAGAAATATCACCGCCTGTTAAATGTAGTGATTTAGCATAAACTTCGCCATCTTTTGAAACACCGAATTTGGCATTAGTATATGTTTCAACTCCGCCAGATTCAGTATATTCAACACCGGCCAAGAAAGACCAATATTTTGTAACATTAAATAATGCTTTTTGAACACCTGGTGATACGACGACTCTATTACCACTAGTACCGGCTTGTAGCATATCTGCATAAATTTGGAAACTACCAATTTGGCCTGCTGTAGCATTCAATAATAAAGCTAAATTGCCATCATGGTCTTGTGCGTAGTATATACCTTTTGTTGTTTGAGCAGATGTATCAAACACTGCTGTAACATTTGCCCATGTAACATTAGCATCAGAACCATCATGACCTTCGGCTTTAACACCAGTATCAGTTTCACCTATCCACCAGTTACCATTGGCTCCAATAAATGGGGTTAAACCATCCTGACCATTAGTGCCGTCAGTTCCATCTCGACCATCTTGGCCGTCTTCACCTTCAGCTTTAACACCAGTAGATGCTCCATTTATATACCAATAACCGTCTTGAATATATGGTGTATTGCCATCGCTTCCGTCTTGACCATCTTGGCCTTCAGCTTTAACGCCAGTATCTATACCACCTATCCACCAGTTACCATTATTACCAATCGTTGGTGTGTCCCCGTCAGACCCATCTTGACCATCAACACCCTCTGCTTTAACTTGAGTATCTGTACCATTTATCCACCAATTACCGTTAGCACCAATATATGGAGTAGATCCGTCGGTTCCATCTCGACCATCTTGGCCGTCTCGGCCATTATCACCTTTAGGACCTTTTACTTCACCAGCATCGGTCCAAGTTTTAACACCAGATACAGGATCGTATGAAGCTAAAATTAATAGATGACCATATGTTTGACTATTAGGATCTTGATCAATATATCCATCTTCACCAATTACTGTACAAGAAGCAGCATCTGGCTTAACTGCAATAGATTTGCCGTCTTCACCTTCAGCTTTAACACCTGTTGACACTCCATTTATATACCAATAGCCATCATTTCCAATTGTTGGTGTGGCACCATCAGAGCCATCTTGACCTTCTGCAACAACACCAGTATCTGTATTGCCAATATACCAATGCCCATTATTTCCAATGTATGGAGTGTTACCATCACCACCATTAGTTGGTTGTCTAGAAACAGCGTATATATAGTCAAATGTGTTATCTATATATAAAATTTTTGTTCTACTCCATAAATAATTACCTGGGTTTACAGTAGGAATATTTGATGTCCATCCATCAACTGGAGGGTTTGTTCCTTGAGAATCAGAATTATATGTAATAGTTCTTGAAACTTCCCATCTAATACCAGTAGCTGTAACATTACCTTGCTTGTCAATTTTAAAATTAGGACCTAAACGAATGCCATCAGTACCAATATAAACACCATTATGTGATGTATCATCAATAGAGGTAACACCATTACTAATGCTTGTAGCTCCAATTGTAAATCCACCAATAGTACCAGCTACTGAATATAAATTACCTTGGTTATCAACTTCAAAAGGTCTATGATTAGATTCACTATCCATTTCACCTAAAGAAATTTTATCTGTACCAACGTGTACATATGTACCACTTGTAGAGTTAGAATACTCTAACTTTCCATTTTGAATTTCGAATCCAGCAACATTACCTGAAATGGCATAAATATTGCCTTGATTATCAACTTCAAAAGGTCTATGATTTGTTAGAGGATTTTCGGCACCTAATGATATTAAATCGGTACCAAGTCTAACATAATTTCCAGAGTTATTGTATTCTAAATATCCTTTATTTATTTCAAACCCAGCAATATTACCTGAAGTAGCAGTAATTTTACCACTAATTTCAGCACCAACTGCTGTCAAAATACCATCATTTGTAACAATGAAATTGTTATTAATATTTAAATCGCCGCCAGTAATCTTTACAGAATTTGCTGTAACATTACCAGATCTATCTACTTTAAAAGTAATTATGGTTCCATCTTCTTTTTTACTTTCAATTGTAATTTCACCAGAAGTAACTGAGATGTCACCTTTTACTTTAATATTACCAGCTTCTAAAGTTTCTTTAACAACAGCATTATCTGCTATTAATAATTTAGCTACTAATTGATCTAATTCAAACTGAGTTGCTTCAATTAAACCAGTAACTTTAATTCTAGCAGTTTCTAATTGTTCAATTTGTGCTTTTGTAAGTTCAGCATTTCTAGCTTTTAAGAAATCTGCTGTAACAATCTTAGCTACTAATTTATTTACAGTAGTTATATCTGTATAGCCAACATCATTTGTCAATGAGGATACATTATCTCCAGTTTGAACTGAATCTGCTGATAATTTATCTGGTTTTTCACCCAAATTAATTGATGTATATTTATTTGAAACAGCATCATATGTTGTACTGACAACTCTTAATTCAACATCAATACCAACACTATTATAAGTTACTTTGACAGTATCACCTAATTCTATGTGGCTGACGTTCTTAACGTCAATGCCTTCTGTAGTTTGTGTGAGATCAACAAAAGATACTGTAGTGTCAAATTTATATTGACCTATCTTATTCTTTTCAATATATTCATTTGCTTTATCTCTCAAAGCATCTTGGTCAGGAACGTCTTCAAACTCAGATGTCAAATCTAAAGTTAAAATTCTATCAATAGACATATTCCTAGCTAAAGGAGTATCTATATAAATTATTTTATCATCTAATTCTACATGCGTTACCGATGTAGATTCTACATTTTCTGAAGTTGATGAATCTGGAATTACTTGTGAATAATAAAGAACTAGTGCATTACCAACATCTTTTATACTTCCTTGGAACACAACTTCGCCTTTTTTATGATAAGTCCATTCACTATCAGTCGCCATTTTGAAATAACCGTCTTCGCCTGCTTTTACAACAAGTTTTAAACTAGTTATTTGACTCCAATCTATGACAACCCAATCTGGTGTTTCTTCATTATTATCTTGTCCGATTAATCCGCCTACAGAATCAATAAGAGTAACCATCTCGTTGTATACTTTTTCAACATATCTTTGAAGATTTGTATCCCAACAGTATACTTTTTCATAATAAGTACCTTCTGTAGCTACTTGTACAGGAGCTTCATCTATTGGATGATATGGTTCTCCATCTGGAGTATATGATAACCACCCATCTTGATATGGTTTTGTACCAACAATATACACTTGCTTAAAATTATCAGTAGATGTATTTGTTGTTTCTTCTGTAGTCTCTCTATGATAGAAAGGATATACACCATTATATAGTCTTTCATAATTAATATCATGAGTTATATCTTTCAAGTTTTTAGCATAACTAATTTGAGCACCTCTATTGGCACCAACTCTATCTGTCAAATATACATTAAACTTTTTAAAGTATACTTCTAAATCATACTTTTCTAAAAGGCTACCTTCAGAACCCATTATAAGAGCTCTCATATTATAAACATTTGTAGTTTTAAAAGTTTTAGAATCTGATTTTTCTGTGTATAATTTAAAATTATGTTTAACAATACTTCCATTTTGAATTTTATCTAGAGTATCTCTAAGACCATTTCCAGAAATAGGCTTTACAGGGAGCCCATTCATATCATATGATAAATGTTGGGCTCTCACTGTGACATAACCTTTAATAGGTTTACTTATTCCATAAATCCTAAATGGTTCCATTTCATTATATGGATCTGGTTTACAGAAAATAATTCTATTAATCTTTAATTGGTCATACAATTTACCTGTATATGGGTATAACATCTCAACTTCATAACTGTCATTAAGTGTTGCTTTAACCTGACAAGACTTAGCATCTGTTAAGACACCAAGACCTAGACCGGTAAATAATACTTCATTCTCTTCAAATAGTATGATCATAAGGACCACCACCTTGGAATAATATCTAATGTTATACCGGATGAACCTCCAGAAACTTCTGATAAATTATAAATCGTAACTGTTTCTGAATTCTTGGCAGTATAAATAATATCTGTTGAATTTAACCATTTCCAACTTGTGCTATCTTTTTCTCTATAATAACCATTACTTATAGGTTTAAATGACACAGTCTCTGGATCACCAGAGGTTGGATTTTGATTAATAATTGCTGTGAATTTATTTGATAATTCTTCTGGTGAATACATAGGTAATTCATCTAAATAATATACTGTTGTATCATCAGTTCTTTGACTATCAGTAAGATGTCCTTCTGAAATCTTATCTTTAGACATCCATATAGATCTAGAATCCCATTTAAATAAAGATCCAGTAGATGCCATATTACTTACTTTAAAAGATAATGTAGCATCACTATAATCATCTTTTTCCCCTTTGATAACATCAACTTTTAACCAAAGAGCTGGTTTATTATTAGAATATAAATTACCATCTTTGTCAAAGAATGCAATATCTGGAACAGACTTCCCTGGTTCAAATTCATATGAATAATTTACAACTGGAAATGCGTCTGAATTTGTCAATGGCTCAATAAATGAGATTGTTGAATTTTCAGAAGCCGTCTTATGATTAAAACCGCTTGGCCAAGTTCCACCCTCTGTATTAATTGCCTCTCCTGTAATAATTCTAGAATCAGCATTCAATAATTTCCATGGAGTATTTTTAGTTTCGCCAGCATCATCATATGTAATACGATACCAACCTCTTTTTAAAACCTTATAGTCAATAGCTAATGGGTTTAATATAATTGGATCACCCCTTGTTGGGTCAACTGGATTTTCATCTAAATAATCAGGCCAGTCACTATTACCTTTTTTATAATTGACAGATTCGCCATCTTTTATACAATATACGATGAACGAAGAAGTTGCTTGTATTGATCTAATTTCATTTCCAGAATTTGTATGTGCAAAATCACTTAATTCCGTATTTTGAGTTCTATAATTACCATTATATTTTGCCTTAATAGAGACACTTGTAATATCACTGTTTGGAACAATAGTAAACGTTACTTCATTTACAACGTCCATTACTTTATTACCATCACCATCTACAACTATTTCACCCTTATCATCTAATTTAGGAGCTTTAATATCTTCATATTGTAAATATTCTTGGTAATCTTGACTACCAGGAGTTCCTTTATATGGATATGGTAAGAAATTATATGTAAACGTCGCTGTTTTTGACAATGAAACTCCGCCAGGCATAAACGCTTTAAAAATTGTATCCCATGTTAAAGTTGTTAACTCATAACCACTATCTTGTTTAGACCATTGTGTTTTTCCAAACCAACCCATTTTTGGTAAATAGAAAAATCCAGATCTATTTGTAACAAATGATACTTTTTCTAAAACAGTATTAGTATTATCTTTATAGCTAAATACTACGGTTGCCCAGTCTGGGATATCATCATATAAAACACCCATGGATGGAATGTTATTTGCCATAAATGCTGGATATAATGTAATTACTAGCGATACTATAGAACTAGCATTTTCAGCTAATACACTACCAACTGCTTTATATGTAATATATCCACTATTCAAATATATGTATGCGCCAGCAGTTGTATATGATGTACCACTCATTAAAGAACTTATATTTCCAAGAACTAATTGGTTACTTGAGTTAACACTAAGCCATGATGGTACATCTTGAATATCATTACCTCTAAATGTAAATGATACACATTTTCTATTTAAAACATTGTTATACGATTCAAAAGTATACTCATCTGATTTCTTCATACAGTAAACAGAATACGCTTCAGCATCATAAACTTGTTGTAGTTGTTGTTTTAATAGATTCCAAGATTTAACAACTGTTAATTTAGACTTGGAATCAACTTGATTTTTATATGGCATATATTTACATGCGCATACTAATTTTTCTGAATCTAATTTACTATTATAAGATCCAATTAAATTTGATTGTTCTTTATATTTATTCACAGATATCATATCGACACCTGGTAATAATGAAGGAAATTGAGTGTCATTCAAATTAATACTTCCATTAATATTTCCATTTTGATTTGAATAACATGTCTGATTTTCCGAAATCAATGTAATACTAGTAACATCGTTTGGAATATTAGAAATTGTAATAATAGAATTAACTTTACTAAAATTCTCATTATCATCAGTTGTTCCAACTGTTAGTAATAAAACATCATCTTGCGCTGGATTTGAAATACCATTAATTCTTAAATCTGGTAATGCCTCAAACCCAGTTGGGTTCTCAAGGAAAGCTACTGGACTATCAAAAGTAATAAGTTTTTCACCTTCCTTGAGGTATCTTTGTGGTTTACAATCAAATGTAACATTTAAAACAGTTGCTTCATCATATAAATTAGGTAATGAACCACCTGATTGTTTAAATGCTGCCATTCTAAAAACATCTGGATCATAGCTATCTTCTAATCTAAAATAACCACTTTCCTCGGTTAACCATTTTACCAACTTTTCGGCATTTTGGACAAAGTCTGTGCCTGGTCTAAATACTGAAACTATTGAATAAGATCTCTCCACATTTTGCCATGATTTATTATCGATATGTAGATCACCATTTCTACCTGGAATATGCTCAGTAGTAACATCCTTTGTTGGATATGTATACTCTGGTTTATATTGAATAATTAAGCCTAGGTCTTTAGT